GTTGTTGATTTGTGGAGAGCTAAGTCCAAAGATAAATCCAAAGACGGTGATTGCGGTTCTATTTTGACTGTACAAACTGATTTGGGATACATTTTGGCCGGTATCCACTTTGCACGTGACGAATGGTCGAATGACATTATCCTCCAACGCGTGACACGTGAGGATTTGGAGGATGCTGTGAGCAAGATGAATCGATTTTCAGTTGAGAGTGGTAGTTTTGATTTAATTACTGCTGCAACTAAAGAACGATCCGTTACTGCTTTGCACAAGAAATCTGTTTTCAGATATATCCCTCAAGGTTTGGGAAATCTGTATGGTTCCTTTGAAGGTTTTCGAGGGAAAATGAAGTCTTGTGTTGAAACAACTCCAATGGTTTATCATTTGGAAGGTTACAAAATCAAGAATGGTCCACCTGTTATGGGCTCTTATGAGCCTTGGCGTATTGCCGCTCTTGATCTTGTTGAACCAATTATGCACATTAGAACTGATGTGTTGGACCTTTGCAAGGAATCGTATCTTGAACGAATTATGGCTATGGAAGATTCCAAGTTTTCTTGTGTCCAAGTTCTTGACGATTTTTCTGCAATAAATGGACAATCTGGAGTTGTTTACATCGATAAGATGAACAGAAATACGAGTGCTGGCAACCCGTGGAAGAAGAGTAAGAAATATTTTCTATCTTCTATTCCACCCGTTGGTCAGAATCTTGATCCTGTTTCTGTTGATCTTGAGATTGATAATCGAATGGATGAAATTTTATCAAATTATTTAGATGGTAAATGTTCTCATCCTAACTTTTGCGCACATTTGAAAGATGAACCTGTGTCTTTCAAAAAGATCAAAATTGGGAAAACCCGTGTTTTTACTGGTGCTCCTATGGATTGGTCTCTTATTGTGCGTAAATTTCTTCTTTCCTGTACGAAATTAATACAGGAGAATAGATTTGTGTTCGAAGCTGGTCCTGGAACGATTGCTCAATCACTTGAGTGGCAAGAAATTCGTAATTATGTTACACAACATGGTGAAGATCGAATTATTGCCGGTGATTATAAAGCATTTGATAAAAAGATGAGTCCAAAAGAAATTTTGGCTGCCTTTGATATCTTGCATGCTATTTGTGAACGTTCTGGGAATTACAATGAGCAGGAATTACGTGTGATACAGTGCATTGCTGAGGACACTGCATTTCCACTCGTTGATTACAATGGCGATTTAATTCAGTTTTATGGGTCAAATCCTTCGGG